CAACGAATCAATTAATGAACAAACACCATTAACATCTATTCGTAGATCAATTACTGATTTAACCAATCGTAATAGAATAGTTAAAACAGATAAGAAAGTATTAGGGAATGCTGGAAGAAAAACATACACTTGGAGATTAAAATAATGGCTTACAAACACGAAAAAAATAGAGGATCACTCTTTAAAAATGAAAAAAAAGAAAAAGATACACAACCAGATTATACTGGACAAATAAATGTTGATGGAACTTTGTATAACATATCAGGTTGGATAAATGAAAAAAACAATAAAAGATACTTTGGACTTGCAGTATCTATTCCTAAACCAAAAGAGGATAAAAAACCAGTAAGTCAAGACGACTTACCATTTTAACAAATTAGGGCAACATTTTAAAACAACAATAAATTATGGCATTTGAAGGAGTGTCGCAGGTAATCAATCCTGTTCACCTTTTTGTTAATGCTCTAAAATAGATTATTGTTTGTAAATACGGTTGGCTACTGGTTGCCCTATAAAATATGGCAAGATGAAATTCACGATAAGCGAAAGCAAATATATGAAAAACAAGTATCACTCTCTTGCCAAAAATAAATTTGTAAAATGCCTGCAATAAATAAATCTTGGTACACTTCTGAAAAAGGATATTGGGAAACGCCAAGGTGGCTGTTTGATATTCTTAATTCATTTTATCATTTTGATTCTGATGTTGCTGCAAACAAATACAATGCTCTTTGCAATCATTACTTTTCTTTAGATGATAGTTGTTTAAATAATGTTTGGCATAAAACAAATTTTATGAATCCACCATACGGATCAGAAATAAAAAGTTTCATCATAAAAGCTCACGAAGAATATTTTTTAAGAAACAATATTACTATTGCATTATTACCAGCAAGAACTGACACCAAGTGGTTTCATAATTACATTTACAAAAAAACAGAAATTTTATTTATAAAAAATAGATTGCAATATCAAATTGCAGGTAAAGGTAATAAAGATGCACCGTTTCCAAGTATGATTGTTGGTTGGGGAGCTAAAAAACAAGATTTTATACACTTGGAAAGGTTAATTAACGAATAACGCACTATTTAAGGTGTTCATACCACTTTGTTCTATCTCGCTTATGATATGCTATTAAGAGTGTTTTTATGGCTTTGTAGGGGTATTTTAAGAAAGAAAATTTCTTATAATTGTTGTTCCAGATTAATCGCAACCCTGAAAACATTGTAAGCCGTTTCTGATACTTCTAATTTGTTATTTGTAAGGCGAACTGTATAAAAAGTATCGCCATCTTCACTATATTGAAAAGTATTTTTCATACCTTTTGTATAATTATGCAAAGCCACTAATCTATTTTTATTCGCTTGGCTTATATTTTCATACACCAACTTTCTTTGTATTCTTGATGACTCGTGATTTGCAAAAGTAAAAGTTTTACCACCGATTGATTTCTTGGCAACTATGCCATCATAAGTTTGAGATACATCAGTTCCTATGTTTGGATTTTGTGTTGGACTATAAGTAGGACTATCATCTTTAAAAACATTAGCATTATTACTATGCGTTGCAGCAGTTGTTCCATTGACACCTCTAACAACTGTTAATGTGTTAGATGAAATATTAGTAATAGTCATTTCTTCACTACCAACTTTTATATTTTGATTTACCTCAAAGTCTGTTCCGTCATCAACACTTATAGATGTTGGACTTGATGTAGATGATATAGCAGCAGCAAGATCAGAAGTGCTATCTGTATCTGGTGTTGTATCTACTCTAAATCTAACTCGTGCTAATGCCATAATTTAATTTACCTCTTTTTATATTTCTCTCAAAGACACTTTTAGACTACCTGGACTTCTTGTTATAGAAGTTGTGATAAATTTCTTTCCATCAAACGATTCTCCAAAAGGAGCAACTAATTGATTGTTATGATTAAATTCACAAATATCTCCTACTTCCATTAAATAGAAAAAAGTTGAGTCGGTATTAGGATTTGCGTTTTTATTTGCAGAGCTATCTCCTGGATTTATTATTTCTGTTTCTACCAATATTTTTGGATTACCTTCTATTGCATTATAATAATTAGCATAACCATCATTTTTATTTCCAGAACCCATATTTAAGTTTGATGCACCAATAGAATCATTTAATATTTCTAATTCTTCTGTTGCTATATTTTCTTCACTTTGTACATTGTATTTACCTCTAGGATCGTTTGTTGTATCAGTAAATGTTTTTTCAAACAACAATTCATCATTAATAGGATTTCTTTGATATTTCAAAACTCTTTTAGTTATTAGTGAATCAAAGTCAGTTAAAGATATTTTAGTTCCTTTTATATCATCTTTGCTAATAGTATGATTTACTGATGGACTATCTACTAAAAATATATATTGTGGACTTCCATCATTAGCTTTGAATCTAAATATAAACCCACCCTCTTTTTGTGTTTGCTCTAACACTTTTAGTAATTCTTTTTGTTTGTGTAAATAATAAAATACTGTCCAATTAGCTCTCGCTGTATTTAATGCAGAGTAGTTTTCAGGAGTATCAGTTATACCTGCAAACCTACGAATTAAATCTCTGTGCATTTGTGCAACATTTGTTACTGCATTTCCAGCATTGAAA